TGAAGACACTAGAACGTAAGAAAAAGAAGACTCCAGGCAATGGATTCGCAATGATGAAGTGTCGTGAACGGATTGCAGAACTTGAGAAAATCTTTGATGATATTGATTATGCTGCACAAGTGACATATGATTAAGCCGGTCAAACGGTCGAAAGGTCAGAAAATGTTTGAGAATGTAAAAGAATATAAAGTTTCCGATTACCTCATGTTTGATGGTGATCAGAAAGGGAACGAGTATGCTGGTGAAATTGATTTTGATAATGGTTACGGTCTATCCATCGTATCGCATAAGAGTTCTTATGGCGGCGATAGGGGATTGTTTGAAATCATGCTGATTCGTAATGGTCAACCATGCTCGTTCCCACCTATTACTCAAGAGGGAGATACCGTAAAAGGTTTCCTTACGAAAGAACAAGTCGAGGATATTATCGACACAACTAGAAATCTTCCCGGCACCGTCTAATCAATACAGTCCTCTTTGCGGTATAAATACTTCAAAGAGGATTTTTGTATATGTCAAACCCATTATCATATTTTGCAGGCCGTGACGGATTTAACTGGTTTATTGGAGTCTGTGAAGACAGAGATGATCCCAAAAGCATGGGTCGAATTCGTGTTCGTATATTCGGCGCACATACTGATGACTTAGTAAAACTTCCTACATATGATTTGCCATGGAGTCAAGTCATTCTTCCCCCAACAGCAAAGCCGGGCGAGATACCAAACATTACGCCTGGACAATGGGTATTCGGATTCTTTCGTGACGTTGATATGTTGCAAGAACCAATCATACTAGGTATTCTGCCAGGATATCCTGTAAATGAACCTAAACCAACATCTGGGTTTAGTGATCCCAACTCAGCTGATGCACCCGAATCACAAAACGAAAAATATCGCAAAGCGCCAGACTTCGGGCCTTATCCTAATCGTACAAAAGAACCAGACAGTAATCGTCTTACTTCTGGACTGCTAGAAGCGCATCCAGAGATTGAAGAAAGAGATTCCTCTGCGACAAAGGATGTTCCTACCGCAAACGAATCAAAGATACTTGGTGATTCAGACTTCACTGTAGATGTTGCATCCAGCTGGACTGACAAGTTAGCAACCAATACAGATCTTACCGCAACAACTTGGAAAGAACCAATCACTACGGATGACTCCATTCGTGGTAAGGATGCTACTGGAAAGAATCCAGAGACACAAGAAGATAGAGAAGCTCCATACAAAAGACGGAACACGGAGTATCCATACAATCATGTTCTTGAAACGGAGAGTGGACATATCAAAGAGTATGATGATACACCATATGCGGAACGCATCTATGAGAAACATAGAAGTGGAACATATTATGAGATTGATGCTGACGGAAACAAAGTCACTCGTGTTGTCGGACAGAATTATGAGATTGTGGCTGGTAGTAGTTTTGTGAATATCAAAGGTGATGTAAACCTTACGATTGATTCAAACTGTAAGACATATATCAAGGGTGATTGGGATATTCAAGTGGATGGTAATAAGACAGAAGTTGTCAAGAAGAATGTTACGGAAACATACGGAACAGATAATGGTGAACATTCACACACAATCTCTGTAACAGGCAAAAGAGCGGAAACCGTATCCAACTCTGTTTCCGAAACCTACAAATCTACAAAGACAGAAAATGTTACAGGAAATGTTTCCGAAACATATAGTGCAAATCAAACAACACAGATTACTGGTAACTTGGATGTTGATGCTGCAAGGATTGATCTAAACTAATGAGGGGATTATTTTTAATTAAAGATGGTGTCAACTATATGGAGTTTCATAACTATGATGACATACCTATGTCCTTTGACAACCTCATAAAATTTGAACCAGAAGTTATTCCAGAACCCCATACAGAAGAACAGCATGAGTTAATGGAATCATATAACGATAAACTAAAAGAACTAATGAAGAGGGAGCGGATGTAATGCCTGCAGCAACTAGAATTGGTGACGCAGATGTTCCACACTGTTCTGGTATGACAAGAGCAGTGGGAAGTCCTAATGTCTTTGTAAACGGAATACCTTGGAGTAGACAGGGAGATGTAAACACAGGACATCTTCGTACACCCGCTCCATGTGTAATTCATTCTGCACCTATCGCTGCTGGTTCTTCAACAGTATTTGTAAACACTAGAGGAGCTGGAAGAATTGGTGATGGTATCACTGCTTGTACTTCAGTTGCCGCTGGTTCCCCTAATGTATTTGCCGGAGGATAAAAATGTATGAGTATAGATGTAAGGTGGTTCATATCGTAGACGGTGATACCGTTGATGTGGATATCGACTTGGGATTTGGTGTATGGATGAGGAAACAAAGAATTCGTATGTACGGTATCGACACACCAGAATCACGCACAAGAGATTTAGAAGAAAAGAAGTATGGACTGGCTGCAAAGAAGTTCATCACAGATATGTTAGATGACGATGGTGGAATTGTTCTCAAAACACATAAGGATGCAGAAGGAAAGTTCGGTCGTATTCTTGGGGAACTATGGAGAACCACAAACTATGCTGATAAATCAATCAACGAATATATGATTGAAAAACATCATGCAGTCAGATATATGGGTCAGTCAAAAGATGATATTGCTGAAGAGCATATCAAAAATCGTGCTTTCATTAATCTCTGATTTCGTTATAAATAGAATGAGGAGATATTAAATGGCAGTAAATCCAAGCGCATTCAGAGATGCTGAATCAACAAATAACTCTGAACGTAGCGCACAAATCTATAAAGATATTAATCTAAGTTTTGCAAGACATCCTCTTACGGGCGATATTGCATTTCTTACAGATGTGGAAGCTGTCAAACGTAGTGTTCGTAATTTGATTAATACAAATTTTTACGAGCGACCATTTCATCCAGAAATTGGTTCTGATATTAGATCCATTTTATTTGAACCAGTTTCTCCACCAGTGGCAAATGTTCTACGGAGAAACATACAAGATGTTATTGAAAACTTTGAACCAAGAGCAGAATTGATTTCTGTTGATGTTGTTCCAAACATAGATGCAAATGCATATTCAGCGTCCATTAAATTCTATATTGTGAACTCTCCAACTGCTGTGGAAGTAAATGTATTTTTAGAGAGATTAAGATAAGATGGCACATGAACCAAAACTACAAGTCACCGAATTAGACTTTGATGATATTAAAGCAAATCTAAAGACATTCCTAAAAGGACAGACAGAGTTTTCTGATTATAACTTTGAGGGTTCTGGACTATCAGTACTTGTTGATCTATTAGCATACAATACACATTATCTTGGCATGAATGCAAATATGCTTGCTAACGAAATGTTCTTAGATTCTGCTACTCTTAGATCATCTGTCGTGTCTCACGCCAAACAACTAAACTATCTTCCTCGTTCAGCTAGAGCTCCAGTTGCATATATTAACTTACAAGTAAACAATAGTAATCTTGCATCAGTAACAATTGATAAGGGTACTAAGTTTACTACAATTGTGGATAATAATACTTATGGATTTGTTGTAAATGAATCTCTAACAACCCAACCCGAAAATGGTGTTCTAAAATTTAATAATCTTCCAATTTATGAAGGCACACTTACAACTTCAAGATATACGGTAGATTATAATAATCCAGAAAAGAAATATATTATTTCCAACAATAGAGCAGATACATCGACATTAAAAGTAACAATACAAAAATCTGCTTCTGATAACACAACACAAGTTTATACATTAGCTAGAGATATATCTACAGTTGGTGATACTGATAGAGTTTACTTTTTGCAAGAATCAGAAGATGGAAGATTTGAGGTATATTTTGGTGATGATGTTATTGGACAAAAACCTGCTGATGGCAATATTGTAATTCTAGAGTATATTGTCACAAACAAAACAGAAGCAAATGGCGCTTCGTCTTTTACTGGTACTTCGGTTGGTGGTGAAACTGATATCACCATTGAAACAATGTTGGTTGCATCGGGTGGAGCAGAACCAGAGACAATCCAATCTATTAAATATTACGCTCCTTTGAATTACTCAGCACAAAGAAGAGCGGTTACTGTCTATGACTATAAAACCATTGTTCCAGAAATTTATCCTAATGTTAAATCAATTCAAGTGTGGGGCGGTGAAGATAATGATCCGCCAATATATGGTCAAGTGTATGTTGCAATCAGTCCTCTTGCTGGAGGAAAACTTACAGAAGCTCAAAAAGAATTTATTATTTCTGGATTAAAAAAATATAATATTGCTTCAGTCCGTCCACAGATTGTAGATGCTGAAGTCATTTATATTGTTGTAGATACAAACTTTAGATATAATTCATTAGTTACTACAAAGACTTCTTCTGACTTAACAACTGAAGTTACTAATGTTATTTCCTCTTACAGTACAGATAATTTGGAAAAGTTTGATAATATGTTTAGATATTCAGAACTCAGCAGACTCATTGATGAGACTGATGTTGCTATACTTTCTAATATCACAAAAGTTAAAATGTATAAAAAACTTACTCCTATTCTTAATACTTCAACTCAGTATATAATTAAATTCTATAATAAAATTAATAATCCACATACTGGACACGGTTCTGTATTGTCTTCTACAGGATTTTATATTTCTGGTTCTACTAGTCAAAACTTTATAGATGATGATGGCGCTGGTGGTGTTAGAAGATATACTATTGAATCAAATAATAAAGTTTATGCAAACGCCTTAGTTGGAACAATTGATTATTTAAATGGTATTATTACATTAAACGATTTAAATATAACATCAGTATCAAATACTGATGGAACGATAAATTTAACTTGTATTCCTGATTCAAATGATATTCTTCCTGTTAGAAATCAGTTATTGGAAATTGATATTTCTGGTAGTCTCGTTCTATCAACTTCAGACAACTCAGGACAAGGTGCTTCTGTGAGTTCTTATTCTGCTGTAGGTTCTGGAACATCATCAACGACAACTACAAGTAGTAGTTCTTCTTCATCAAGCGGTTCTTCATCAAGCGGTTCATACTCATAGGAAGATATTATGTCTGGTAATAGTCCAACAATAAAAAATAAAATATCGCCTATTATTCACGGGCAACTGCCTGAGTATGTCCAATCAGATCATGCTCTATTCTCAACATTCCTTAAACATTATTATGAGTTTATGGAAGCAGCTGAGATAACTCTTGGTGGTTCTAATGACTATGTTCTTCAAGAAACAAATTCAGTCAATTATGTTCTAGATCAAAGTGAAGACTATGTTGTTCTCGAATCTTCAACTGGAAAATTTATAAATGGTGAAACTGTTGTTGGGTCTATAACAAAACATCAAGCTAAACTTCTTGTAGAGGATTATGATAATAGCAAAAAACTATATGTTTCATCTCAACAAAAATTCCAAGTTGGGGAAAATATTGTAGGTCAAACTTCTGGTGCTTCTGCACAGATGATTCAATATCAGGCAAACCCTGTTCAAAATATTCAACAACTTTTAGCATATGCTGATGTTGATAACACGGTTTGGGTTTTTCTTGACAAGTTTAAAGATTCCTTTATGGAATCTATTCCAGATTCTCTTGCAGAGAATATAGATCAAAGAAATCTAATAAAAAACATTAGAGATATGTATGAAGCAAAAGGTACTGAAGATGGTCACAGACTGTTCTTTAGAATTTTGTTTGATGAGAATTCTGAGTTCACTTATCCTAGAGAAAATATGATTAAATCTTCTGACGGTCAGTGGTCAGATGATTTTGTTATGAGGGTTGTTGAGTTTGGAACTTCAAATTTTAATGAACTTATCGGAGTTAGAATTACAGGACAAACTTCTGGTGCTTCAGCAATCATTTCTTCTCTTGTTAAGTTTAAGAGTGGTACAACTCTAGTCACTGAATTAAATCTAGACAAAACAACTATATTGGGCGACTTTATAATTGGGGAAACTGTTTCTGGTATTTCTAATGTACTTGATTTAGAGATTACTGCCAGACTTTCATCTATTGTGGGCAATGTCACAATAACAAATCCTATGCAAATGGGTTCATATAGTGATAGCAGTCAACTTAGTGGTGGCCAGTATTATGAAGTTGGAGACAATGTTCGATTTGAGAATCTTGGATCAATTGGTGTTCGTGGTCAAGTTTCAAGGATTGGTTCTGGTAGTATTGATAAGATTCATATTGCCTCAGCTGGTACTGGTTATTCTACTTCTGACCAATTGGTATTCAATGAAGTTGGAACTAATGGTAGCAGTGTAAATGCAAAGATTGCCGTTACTGGCGGTTCTTTTGTTCTGGAAGATCTGACCTCTCCAGACAGTATTGTTCAAAATTGTTCTGATACCCATGATATTATTTTAGAGCATACAGAACAAATTATTCTAGAAGATTCAACAATCAACAATATTTATATTGAACTAGAGACTTCAGAATACAACAACGGTGCATTAATTGCTGAGAACAATGGTACAGTGTTTGACAGGGCATTAACTGTTAACGGATTGAAACTTGTTGTTGCAGGAGCAGTAGGCGGACAACTAGCAGTACCAGATGAATGGGCAAAGAAAACTGCAAGAACATTTGAATTAATGACTGATCCTAACGGTGCTGGCATTAACACTACACATCAACGCAATTTTCTTAAAACACTAAAAGGTGACGTAGGAACAAAACACGCAGGAATACCTACAGTGCAAAGAGTTGGCTATGGCGGTGGAAGTACATATACACCTAACTGGTTAGAAGATGCCGGCATAGCAAGTTATGCAGGACTACAAGCATTCAATGACAGTGTTGCCCAAAAGGATATGGTATGGTATAAGAATATCAACGGAAACAATCCTCCAACACAGCGTAGAGATATAGAAGAAATATTTGAACACATATTCCACACTATACACGCATTTGGTATTCCAGGTGCAGTGCCTGGTAGTTCAGACGCAGTGGAAATGAATCCAGATATTAGAATTGGTAATGAACCAAGTTTTGATTGGAAAAACACAGCACTACATTTAGCAATGAAAGAAGCAATTGACGCAGGGTTATATGATCCAAGTGGATATGCTACTGATTGGAATACCGATCCAGAAGCGGCGGCAACTGCATACACAGAATACACCTACTTGATAAACTGGTCAATGTGGGATATGAGTGTATACTGGGATG